ATTCGCGTATTTTAAGAAACTTGCAGCAGTAAAGAACGATTGTGCAACATCAGTTGTTGGTTTACCGTAGATTGTTGCAAGATCTTTTTCTGATCCGACGGTAACAACTTGGTTACCTGGACCCCATTTGAAATGTCCGGCAAATGCGCCGATCGAGGTCGACAGGGCCGGAATTACGTTTGTTAAGTCGATTTCTTTTACCTCGACTCCGGGTGAAACTAAAAATCCCATATGGTTATTCTTTCAGTGGTTATTGGTTAATGATAAGTATTCTCTAGCATAATAAGGTGCTTTCAATCGAAATGTATTTATAAATTCGAGAGTTCTAGAACGTACCCCATTCTCTCTGTGCCCTTAGCATCTCTTCATATTCTGGATTTATATCATTATGGGAGTTGCCAAATACGCCAAACAGCGGTACATCCTCCTCCATCTCCTTCATTCTCTCAGAATAGAGCAGCTGTTTCAGATCGATGGTAGATATATCACCGAATGCCTCTGAGGATACGAACCAGGAAAAAAGCACCAAATTCATCACCATATCATCGTGAGTCGAGTTGGATGCCTGATAGGATTCGCCTTTATGTTCAAATGAACTTAACTCATGAATTGTATTAATGTCATGAATCGTCAACTTACCAGATTCGATAAGGTCTTTAAGATTAGAACAACCGATACGTTTGACTCTCTTCGTCATGGTGACTCCGACACCACCTGCCTTAACAGTACTTTCGACGAAGGTATTTTCGTATTCGTATTCATGATAGACCGAATTGCACACCACCTGCCCGGCGTCATTGCTCTCGATCACGATCATGGCTTTGTTATAGAGCTTGGCTGTGCGAACAATCACATCCGGAAACAACAAAGGAGAAATCATATTGTCTCGAAAAGTAGCCACTTGTTCGAATGGCATGCTCGAGATGTCAATGATGGTAAATGTTGAATAGTCTTGTCCTCTACCTCGAGACACATCCACCATCATGGCATAATTATGACCCTCTTGCGGTTCGACATAGTAGTTTACGTCTCGATGTGTTTTGACTGGATCACGAGCCTGAAGGCCTAACAGTTTATCCGAGGAGATGAGTGTGTTTCCTGTTCCAGTAAATTGATTGCCAAATTCTTGTTCAAATTGCAATTCAGAAGTGTTGGCTATAGTTTGTTTTTTCCAGACTTCATCTCGTCCAGGAACATCATACCAATCAACTCGAAACGGCTTATATTCATTTGCGCCTTGAACTGCACCTTCCCAGAGCCGATGATACAGATTGCCAACTCCATTGGCGGTGGATGTGATAATCACCTTGGTGTTTTTGCCGGATGAGATGACTGGATACGTAGAAGTGTAGAACGTCTCAGGATTCTCAATGAATGCAAACTCGTCCAAGAAAATTATGTTGCAACTCTGTCCGCGAACCGAAGAAGAACTTGTCGCAGCAGCGAAAATCTTTGAGTTGTTAGAGAAAACGATTGATCCTTTGTTAAAGACCTTACAACCGGGCTGCAAAAAGAAAGGCAAGTTTTCAATCGCCAGAGCAATGCGGGATAGCATCTCTCGAGCGGTGGCGCCTTTGTTTGCCAAGATTGCGATGGTCTTTTCCGAATTGAAGATGGCATACCAAAGCAGATATACGATAGAACTTACCGATTTTCCAGATTGACGACAAGCCAGAACAATAGAAAATCGATTGATGTTAAAGTGCTCGAACATTTTATCCTGATAGGGATAGAGGTTGAATGGCACTAGTCCGTCATTGAGATTGATTACTTTGATATAGGTTCTGGCAAAATATGCCGGATCCTTCATGCATCTCTGATATTCTTGAATCTCGTGCGAAGTAAAGCTTTGCTGAACACCGTCAGATTTGATCTGCGAGTTGCCATTGTAGCTTTTTGGTGGTTCGTTACTCATCGTCAATATCAATCGTTTTCTGAGCATTCAAAAATTTCTGAAGCTCAGTCGTAGTACCAACGAAGATCGCATTGTTCGTCGTAGATGCACCACTAGCAGATTGATTTATATTCTTTTTAGAGATAGTCTCATGCATCTTCTTACGATCCCGTTGAAGAGTCATAAGCTGCTGATTCATATCGGCAGCCGTTTTGAACATATTCGATAGCACCTCAAATGCCCGGGGGTGTTCAGAATCAGTAGCTAGAGCCAGCATGGAAGATATTGCCTCATCGGATGTATCGATTAGTTTCTTGATACGCACCCTAGAAAAATCATAGTCTTCCTCGGTATCGGCATCGATCTTTGCTTGGTAGTCGATGATTGGTTGAACCGGTGACAATTGTGATGATTGTGCCTCGATCGGAAGATTTTGAGACAACGAAGCCAACATACTTTCTTTATCCTTCTTCATCGAATCCAAATGTAGTGATGACAGTATAGTCTTCAGGTGTATCATTTACAAGATCACCGAGTCTAACATTTACCCCATCAACTGGGTCGCTGATACCGACATTCATATCGGCGTGCATATTCGCATCAACAATCTTGATGACCGGTCGAGGAGCAGAATTTGTGTTTCCGATGAATCGTACTTTGATCGTAAAGTCTAAGGTATAGATCAACAACCTACGAGTAGAAGCAAAATCACCGTCATAACTATCCTGGAAATTTGTAGAGTTTAATATGATCGGTATATCGGTCAAGGTATCTGGACCCTCGAGATCTTTTACAGTGACAGTATATTCCGGAGTAAATGTAGGGACGATCTGCTCGAATATCTGTAGTGCATCATCCTGAGATCTCGACATGATACTCAACTGCATACCGATAACATAAGGCACACTCTGATATGTAGATATCCTATGATCAGTATCATCTGAGATTGGGAACGTACGTTGATTGATCTTATTAAGCTTCGAGGCAGAATCGTAAGCGATCGATGTCATCTCAAACGACATCCTTGGCAATTTAATCGCGATATCAGTAGGATATTCAGAAGATTCGTTCGTACGAATACGCATTAAGAAATGTTCCTTAGGACCATATGCCAAAGGAACTCGATTGACATTCATCATCTGTCCACTCACTACCTTTCCAGTATAGATGTTGTTGAACATTGTACCAAAGACAGAGACGATCTTCTTGATCGTACCGTTATAATAATATGATCCGTTTAACATAATTATGCGTCGTTAGGTTCCCCGAATGGGTTAGATTCGCTGAAATCGATGACTGAATTCCCTTGATCTTCGAACGGAGTATTCTGGGCATTCGGATCATTGTTATATGCAAATTCATCTGTATCGCTTAATTCGAAGAGGGAAGTGATCGTCGAGACAAACCCAGAATCTTCTCCAGTGAGTGTAGTCCCGACGGTTAATTGATGGAATTGACCATCATCGAAGTTAAGTGTAGACAGACGTTCAATGATCGTTTCGTCTTCTTTCCTTTTATATTCCAATAGTTCAGTATAACCAGTGACACCGGACGGTAATTCAATGAGAAGCTTCTCATTGATATTGTGCAGTTCGCCCTCTTCGAATTCGACCTCGGCATTGATCATCGTCGAGGAAGTACGCTGAAGCTTATCGACCTCGGCGATACCAGTATTGATCTCTTGATTTCCGTATTCGAAGTTCTCGCACGTAAGTTTGAATGTCGGCACGTTCTTTACCTGAAAGAACGGCTTCTTATCCTCGACGTAACGAATCTCAAATAGCCCCTTCGAGAGTGGGATATAGATCAAGTCACCTTCACGTGGACGAACGGATTCCTTTGTAAATCCCTTATGCGCGACCAATTGATTCCATCTACGACGACTAACAGCAAATGTGATTTGATCTCGAATCTCGAAACCAAATTTAGAATATAATTTTCCGTCTCCTTCGAGACCATCGATCGATTCGATATACATCTCGATCTTGAATGCCGAATCAAATTTACTTAAAGTATCTTCGTTGAGGATCGTATCGATAGAATAATATGAACGAGGCAAGTACCAGATATCAGTACCATAGATTTGCATTGCCTCTATGATTAATTCTTCATAAAGATCTTGCTCGGATTTTACTCCATTGCTTATATAAATGTTTCGAGGCATCTTTGGTATGCGTATTTATTAGCCAATGAAGAAATCCGCAGGCATAGAGAAGCGAAGCTCGAATTCGG